AGGCTTTTTGCCAAGAGCTTCCGGTGTACCACATGGCCCCGGGGTTGTTGTTCCGCACGGCGGCGGGGGCTTTGGTCGTCGGGCGCATTGCTTCCCTCGCTGCTTCGGTGGCGGCGTCGACAGCACTTGGGTCGACCATCATGCGCAGTTGCTCGATGACCTTGTCCCGGTCGCGTGCCTTGGTCGGGTTTTCTTTGGACCAGCGCATCAGATCGTCCTGGATCGCCTGGCGTTTGTTACCCAAATCGATGAGCTTCCGGGCTTCCGCAGCCCGCACGTCTTCGCGGTTGCTCTCCAATTTCTTCGGGTCGGCCGAGCCGAAAAACCCGCTCGACTCCAGTTTGTCGAGCGTGGCCAAGCCATCCTTCATGCTTTGCGGTAGTTTGTTGCCGTCGCGGCGTTTGCTGCCTAGTTGCTCTAAAAATTCAGCTCGTTCTCCCGACGGCATCTCGCGGTTGATTCGATCCTTGATGGCAAAATAATTAGTCATGTCACGGTCATCCTGCGCCGGATCGTACGTTTCGATGGCGGCCATGATCCGCGGCCGTGTTGCTGTGACCAGCGCCCAGCCTTCGGGACTGGCTTGGAAAACCTCCGACATGGTCTTTTCGTGCGCGACCAAACGGCGCTCCGGCAACGTGGGGAACTGCTTGCGCAACTCGTCGGGGGTGCGGATCGCGCCGGTGAGGATGGCTTGATCGGCCGCATCGTCCATGTCTCCCAGGCGCCCGCGCAGCACGGTCTGCGTGTTGCTGGCCAAGGTCGTGGCCTGCACTGGTGAGATGTCGCCCAGCTCGGGCACTTCTTCCCCGCGGGAGCGGCGCTCGAAAAGCGGCAGCATGTTGTCGGGGTCGGCGTTCATGTCGGCCACCACCCTGCTGTAATTGTCCTCCTTGGCCTTGCGCACCTGGTCGTCGTACAAACGAGCTTTGCGGGAGTTGTTTTCTTCGGGAGAAAAAATGCCGTCGCGTTCGGCGCGGTCGTAAATGGCGAAGGCTCCGGTGAGGTCGTCCATCGACACGCGCATAGCGGCGTTGGCGTCCACGTCCATTTGGAAACCTTCGATCTGCTTCTTGCGCGTCAGCGTTTTGATTTGCAGCGAGGACAGATCGCTCCACCGCTCCCACGAAGGAGTCAACTCGGCGGCCGCGTTATTGCTAATCTTGATCTCGGAAAGCGCCTTGCGCGTCTGGTCGAGGTTGCGCGTCCAATTTTCCTCCCACTTGTCGACTGGCAAATCGAGCTGCTCGTTCTGCTGCTTCTCAAACGCCGCTCGCATGATCGTTTCCGCCCGGGCCAAGTCGGCCGTGTCTTTGGCTTTGCCAAATTTTTCGGCGACGTTTTGTGCTACTTGCCCGATTTGCCCGATGGACTGCCCGAGCTTCATCCCTGCCTCGGCTTCGGCCGTGAAAGCATCCTGCTCGAGCGTTTGGGAAAGCATGCTCTGCGCCCCGCGGCGGATGCTGGCATCGCTCAAGGCGGCCGCTCCGGTGAGTTGCGCGGCTTGGGCGTTGACCTGCATCCCGCCAAATTGCGGCACGCTGATGTTGGCTCCACTGGCGCCGACGGCTTGTGGCCCGGCGTTCGGTATTTCGGCGATGCGGATGACTGGCATGGTGATTAGCTTTTGGTGCTGTAGGTTGGTGTTTTGGCCGGACGGCTGCCGTAGTAACTCATGCCGAGCTGGCCGGATTGGGCTACACCGCTGGCTAGGGCGCCCCAGGTCTGCATGCCGGTGGCACGGCTTTGCGCCATGCCGCTCATGTGCTCGAGCTCGGCTTGGCGGAGCGCGATGCGGTAACCGGCGCCGGCCGCGGCTTTCTCGAACTGTGCGTCGTCGAAGGCCATGCGGGCGGCGTTCAAGTTCAAGTTCGAGGCGAACATGTCCTGGTTGAGGTTGAACTCGATGGCCTTGTCGTTGAGGTTGGCTTGGTCGCGCATGGCATTGGCCTCGAGCGAGGTGATGCCGGCGTTGAAATCGGTGACGCCGGCTTCGTAGCGGGCTTTGTTGGCGTTGAGGTTGGCCAAGAGGCGGGTGTCGAGCACCTGCCGCTCGAACAAATCGGCGGTTTCCGACAACACGAACAACGAAGATCCGGCGTTGCTTACCACGCCGCCTTTGGCCAACTGCGAGCGTTGCATGCCCAAGATCCGGGCTTTCTCCTGGCGGATGCGGTTGGCTTGTTCTTGGGCTTGCTGTTCTTCGCCAGTCGCCTGTTGCCGCAGCATGGCTGCCGTGTTCTTTTGCAGTTCGGCCTGCATGTCGGTGAACTGGCTCTGCATGCGCATCTGCTCGTTCTGGAAATTCGCCGACTGGGCGTTGAAATCCGCCTGCATCTTCTGCGACTCCGCGTTGAACATTTGCAGTTGCGCGTTGAAGGCCGAGGTGTCGGCCGCACGCTGCGCCGCCATCTGCTGCCACTGGGCGTTCTGCTGGTTAATCTGCCGGTTGTAATCGGCAATCGCCGCTTGCGAGGCCGAGGCCTGCTGCGCCGAATACATCTGGATGCCGGTCGACGCGGCCGTGGCTAACACGGCAACGGCCACCATTGCGGTTGCTCCACCATCAGCCATGATAAACCTCCGTTTCTACGGCGCTGAAGAGTTGCACCAAGTTTTCCTCGCCGCGGGAAAAACCGGCACGTTGTAAAATGTAGGCAATCGGCTCGGGGCAATAGACGGCCATCGTGTGGTAACCGTGCAGCCCGGCGATTTTCTTGAGGCAAGCCACGCAGTGACCGAACGCCGTGCGGGATTTCTTGAGCGAGAGCCCCGGGCGGGACACGGCGTGTTCGACCATGCACATACCGCACGAGTTGTCCATGTGGAGGAACAACGCGGCCGCGGGCTTGCCGTCGATTTCGCAGATCACGCCGCATTTCGGCAAGATCGACTCCGGCCGGCGTTGGCCATCGTGGGCCAACCACCAATCGGTGAGGGTCTCAAAGTCAGCGGCCGCGTAAGCCCGGATGTTGTAGGTCGTGTCACTCATTTCCGTAAGCGTCCCATTTAGGTTCGAGGGCAATTAAGGCCAGCGGGTAAGGCTCGGTCTGGCGAACATCGAGGTCGGCATCGATGCCGAAGGCTCCGGCCAGGACGAGCTTCTGGTCGCCAGTCGTGACGTTGTTGCGATCGAGCGTGTACCAGTCGCCTCCGTTGGTGCGGATCTCTCCGCCACGGCTGCGGTAAGTCCGGGCCAAAATCTGGTGCACCCGCTTTTTGCGTCCTTGGCTGGTGCCGTCTTGCAGCTCCATGTCGAGCTTCATCGGCCGGAGGGTCGACGTGTACGGCAGGCCCACGGCCAATGGACGAGTCAGCCGGTTGATGCGCCCGCGGGTGGCAGTCTGGGTCGACCAGTCGCCGCCCTCGTCATAGATCGTAACTTGGCGGCCGGAGACGTTCGGCACCGAATACGCCCGCGACAGCACGGCGAATCCGCCCGAGGTATACGTCCCCCACCCGGTCGCATTGACCGGCAAGTTGGTGGCCGGATCGACCAGCTCGAAAAAGTCTGGGTTATTGGTCGCTTGCACCGTCCACGTGCCGTTGAGCTGGGTCATCCCGCCCACGGCTTCAAAGCGAATCTGCGTGCCGGTGGCCAGCTCGGTGTCGAAGAGCACGTCGTCCAAGATCAACGTAAGCGTTGAGCCGGAAAGCGTGATCGATTGGATAGGGTACCCCGCCTCAAAGGCTGCCACGCCGCCCGAGGTGTACGTCCCCCACCCGGTGGCGTTGATGTCGGCGCCGGTGACCGGGTTAGTCAAAATCCATTGTGAGGGGTCGGCCGGATCGACTTTGAGCCGGAAAGTGCTGTTGAGCTGGGTGGTGCCGCCGACATTACGGAACGTGATCAAGTCACCGTTGATCGGTTCCAAAGTGAACATGTCTTCATCCAAGATGACCTCGAGCTTGGTTCCCCCCAACACGGTGACCGATTTGATCGGAAACTCATTGGCCGGCAGGCTGACGTAGCTGTCGAGGTAGCGCCAGGCATCGGGCTCGCCGTCGTCCAAGTGTTCCCGCCAGCGAAGTTGGAACCGCTCGATGAAGCGTTTAATCGCGCCATCGACCACACGGTTTACGGCCACCCAAATTTCGTCTTCGGTGCCAATGCCGTAGATCACGGCAACCGATTCGATCGTGCCGTCCGTCACGTGCCGGTGCCAGCCGACCACTTTTTGGTCCCGCTCGTAGGTCATGCCGATCAGCACGCCGTCACCGCGCACGCACCAAAGAATCGCGTCGGGTTGCTGTTGATAAGCAATCTCGACAATCTCGCCCTTGGTAATGTGCTCGGCCAGGAGCGTCAGATCGGGAGCGATCCAGCCGTCCTTGTTCAACTCATAGACCAGCTCGCGCACTTTGCGGCCGTTGCGTTGCACAAAGAGCAGCACGTCGTTGACGAGCGCGGCCCGCATGTACTTTGAGCCGTAGCTCGATTGCCGGCGGGCTTGCACGTTGGTCGACGAAAGGCTTTGCGCCGTATCAGCCGAGCCGATGGTCCACTCATCGCCGGAGGTGCCGACCAGCAAATCGGCCTGGCTGTACAGCCAGTTGATCCGGTTGCCTTCGGATGCGGCTAGGGTAAAGCTGATGGCCGCCTCGGCCGTCGTGCCCATCTCAAAATTTTCAAAGTCATCGAGCTTCGAGCACCAAAGAGTGTTCGGCTCGCTATTGTTCCCGCCAAAGCAAAGTCGTTGCTCGTGGAGCGCGACCGAGCGCGGGAAACCGCGGAAGCCGGAGAAAGCGGCCTCGTACCAGAGCTTGGTGCGGCGGTTGCTCTGCGCGTCCGTGCCGAGCCACTCCTGCACTGTCGCGGTCGCCGAGAGGCCGTTGCCGGCCACGGTGGCGATCCTAACTTGGCCGCCCACGGTCTGGTTGGCCACGGTCAACGTAGCGCGGGCGTTGGTTTGGCTGGTCCAGGCTTTGACGTAAATCTTCACGCCGCAACGTTCCAGCTCGTTGCCGCTAGTGATGATGTTGCGGTCAGCATTGCTGTCATACTCCCGCACAATCTCCATCCGCGAGATGTTCTCCACGCGGACCGTGCTCGAGGTCGATCCCGAGTTGGCCACCGTGTAGGTGTAAGTGTTGGCGTCGACCACGGTGATGAGCACTGCTTGGGTCGTGTTGAACGGATCGGCGCTCGCGGAAAAATGCACGCGGTCGTTGCTGGCAAAACCATGCGCCGTGTGCGTCACCGTGGCCGTGGTGCCGCTGCGGGTGACCGCACACACAATCGGCCCCAACTTCCACGTGTCGGAAGGGATGCGCAAAATCTGGATCGTGGCGTCCCACGTGCCGTAGGTGGTCAGATCCCAGGCACCTTTCACGTCGATCGTGTTCGATACGTTGTGCGCCGCGGAGATGTTCATCTCGATGTTGCTCGAGGTGATGGTGCGCGGCCACTCGATCCGCCACTGGCTGCCGACGTGGCCTTGGTTGAAGATCGCCGCGGACGCCGTTAACGTGACCGTGCCGCTCGTGCCGTTGGCAAAGATCGTGGTATCCTCGATGTTGATCTCCCGCAGCGGCGGGTAATACCAATCCACCTCGGCAAACGTCCAGTTGTTGTCGGCCAAGCGAGAGAGTTTGTAGACCGGGTATCTCGCATGGGCGAAATACATGATGTCGTTGATCTGCGCGAATTGCAGCTCGCGCAGCGCCTCTTCGTCATAGGGTGTCACCACCTCGAGGGGGAACCCGGAGCTGGCCAAAATCTGCTCGCCCCCACTGTCGATCCCGCGCCAAAAGCGGAGGTAGCCGACGCCCATTTCGAGCACAAAGCGGGTCGTGGTAGAAAAGTTGAACCCAACCAGACGGCACCGCGTGTTGCTGCGTTTGGTCTCGCCGACAAAGCGAAACCCCGGGCGCCGTACCACGCCGCCGTACGGCAAGATCTGAAAATTCTCCAGCGTCCGGCAGGCCGAGCGGTATTTCTCGAGCGTGGTCCGCGCATCGATGAACGGCGAGACTTCGCCCGCATTGAAGCTGGGATAGAAGTCAAATTTAGGCATAACGCGAGCGGATCAGTTGAGAGTCGACCCAAGCCGGTTTGATGCGCAGCCGGCGTTCGGTCGAGTCGCGGCGCATGGCCGAGGTTTTCAAAAGCGCATCGGCCTCGGCATTGAGCAACCGGGCCTTGTCCACGTCGCCGGCCAGCGGCACGGCGAGCTTGGCGGCCAAAGTCGTCGAGAGCAGTTCGACAAATCCGTTGTCGAACCTGGTCGGATCGGTCTCGCGGGCAATGTATTCGATGGCCAACACGCCGCCGGTCCACAGCACCCAACGGTTGGCGGCCAAGTCCGTGGCAAACGTGCCGGCCGTGTGAACCAGCAGACAACGGTAAACGAGCCCGCCTTGTGTGATGGCATTGCCCACCACGTAACCGCGGCCGGTCCTCCATGCCGGAGCTTCGCTCTCGGCATCGGTCAAAAGTCGGCTGCCTTGGATTTCCCACGACGCCTCGGGCACACGGTTGCCGGTGTCGTTGACCCGGTAAACACGCAGGCAATCGCTCGGCAAAGCGTAGCTGTACGCCCACTTGAACTCGGGAGAAAGTGTCTCGGCCGTGAGCGTGGTTGATTTATTGGCCCACGTCCACGAGCCGGTGACCAAAAGGGAATCTCGCACCTGGGGAAGAAGCGACTGCGCCAATAGCATGCCTTGGGTGGACGGTCCGAGCTGCTCGGCCGTGCCGATGCGGAGGATGGCCTGCCGGCAAATCTCCTCGTTGCTGATCGTCGCCGCGGTGCGGTCTTTGGCCTGGGCCAAGGTCAGCGCCGTCACCGAGGGCTTTTGCAGCGTCCCGGTGTAGATCTCCATCATCTGCGCGAACAACTCCTTGGAGCCAGTGAGCGGCAGGGCCAAGTGGCCGGCGAGCTTGGCCGTGAGCAGCTCGACAAAGACGGCGGGGAAAAGCGTAGTGGTCGTGATGTTGGCGAGGTAGTCGAGCTGGATCGGCCCGGTCAGCGTCGTGTGCACAAACCCGCCGACAATTTCCCATTTGCCAAAGTTCTCGTCCTCGTCGATGCCGTTGATGCGGAGCACACGTAAAAAGTCCGCCGGCAGGGGAAATCTGTTTGGGTAGCCAAACGCCGGCGGCGCCGCATCGGCCGTGGCGGTGGCCAATTTACGGCAAAATTGCCAGTCCAAATCCGTCTGAAGTTCCTCGACGGTCTGGGTATAAAAAAGCGTGCAGTATTGCGCTTGGGCGGTTGCTTCCGAGAGGCTTGAGATCCTCGCGTCCCCCAAGCGTGCCAGCGCCAAATTGCAGATCTGCACGTCAGTCATAAATTAGGTGGCAGACTTT